AAATAGTTCTGGTATTTATAAGGAGAATTGGCTGCGGTTACGAGCAGCTATCCATATGATGGCCAATACTGTTTATATTATAGGAAGAAGAGCATACATGTGTACAAAAGGAAATTCATCTGGAAATTGGATGACTACTTTTGTGAATACTTTTACTACTTTTATTTATATAAAGTCAGCCTTTTTGTATTTGGCGGACTTTAATGACTGTGAATTATCTTTTTCTGATGTTTGGAGTGGAGTCATTTACGGAGATGACAACATAGGATCTGTGTTTGGCGAATGTAAAGAATGGTTTAATAATATAACCATCGCTGAAGCAGTGAAATTGTTGTTCGGAATTACTATGACCGACCCAAACAAAGGAGAAATAACTGATCCTTTTTTAGCACCAGATGATCAAATCTTTTTGTCTCGAAAGTGGTTAACCAGAAATGGCAAAACCATGTGCCCTTTAGAAAAAGCATCATTGTACAAGATGTTGCATTGGATTAAAGGAAAAGACAATAAGGAAAGAGAACAAACTCTGTTGCAAAATTTGCGTCAGTTCGAGGACGAGTTAACCATGTATCCGAAACCAGAAGCTATTAAGATGCAATCTGAAGTAGCAGAAGCGTGTAGGAAAAATGGAATACCTTGGAACACTCGAGATATGAACAAGTTACAAACTATACAGTGGAACCAGTACAATAGTTCCATTGTTCCCGAATTCTAGTTGGAATTCCGTCTGGAAGTAGACGTTAAACGCTTCACCACCGTCCGTGGGCAGACGTGATAAAAACGACCCCTGTGCAAATAAGACGGACTATCTTGACCCATATAGGGATAGGATCCTGTTTGCATTTGTCTATGGACTTTCAAAACCTGGAGTGACTAATCCGGGATAATTAGATTTAATAGTCGCCGAACATGAAGACAATTTAAAATTCGGAGGAGACCAGCCTGTCGGCCTTCAAGAAGACCTAGGCCGCCAATTTATGAATTTAGTTCAGAAGATTGGTGAGATCGATATAACACAAGAAGACCGATTTGTAAACGAAGTGTTAATCGATACCCCAACCCCAATTTTGGAAAGAGAGTATTTGATATATAATAGTTCAGTTGTTGGGTTAAACCAACAATTAAACCCTGCTAATTTGTTAATAGCTCAGCCGCAGGTTTCTACCTTTTTAGCTGGTTTTAAGTATTTAAAATCTGGAGTTAGATTGCGTATTCTAATAAATTCAACACCTCAGTGTTATGGAGTTATTGGAGTTACGTGGTTACCAGATTATCCAGTTCAATCAGGCGGAAATATTTATGATGTATCCAACGCAGACCCAATTTTGCTAGATATTGCCGAAAGTGTCGC